GTTAAGTATTGCCATTCAATCAAATTCGACACAAGATTCTGTGCTGTGTTTACGTCATTGTTAGCTGTGCCTAAAACATTTGAAGCGCTGAGGATATTCATAGCTGTAAATTTCAGATCACTTGGAACTAAAAGTGTATCTGGTTTCAATGCTATTTTTCGTCCTCTTGAATCAATGTTGTTAGTCGAAGTCATACGGAGATAAGCGGTTTTCAAATTCACATCACTCAAATCAATCGCTAATGAATTATAATAAGCAGCAGTAGCACCAGGATAAAGTGGTCTAAGGTTGTTGCTTAGATTGAAAAATGGAAGTCCATCATAACACAAATCACCAGTTGGATCAGTTACAACTCCGGTAATAGAATTATTGAATACTTCGTGTCCGGCTGTATATCCACCGTATAAGAAGAATTTAGCAGCGAAGGATTCTTTGTTTACTTGTGCTGAAGCTCCCCATGTTCTTGCATAGTCTTTTACAAGATTTGCAATTTTGCCAGGCTCCATGTCTTCAACTGCTTCAAATGAAAACTCGATTCCTTTTGCAAAGGTTCGGTTCTTTCCGTAAACGGTATAACCTTCCATTGCATTCTCAAAAACGATTTTTTCTTGTTCTGGTTTCTCAATTAGGTCGCCAGCGTTGATAACTTGCGTTGATTGTGTGTATGCTTTGTCCGAACCTTCTACTTCAAATATTTTGTCATAGACGGTTAACATAGAATCGTATGCTTCAAAACCATAAGCATACATATCAGCTTTCAAGCCTTCGGTAAAACTATTTCTTAGTGTTGGCATTATGCCCTCCTATTATGTATCAGCTTGAACTTTCGCTGGATTGATTTTTACTACAATATCGGTAGCCGCTCCGCCGTATTTTGTTCCGGCAGCTTGAATTAAAAATACATCCGTTGTACTTGTGTCTGCATCTACGAATGTAGCTGTGCCATCATTAACTGCTACGAGATCACAAGCATTTCCAGCTAAAGCTGCTGTTATAGTTGTGTCTGCAATAGTCGTATAACCGGCTGGTAAAAGATATTCTGCTTCTAAATCTGTGATAACGAATACTGAATCTGCTGCTGCTGTTGCATTTGATTTCCAATAATTATCACTTGAGCCTGCACCACGTCCTTTAGGGACGATTGCAGTTCCTTTCAATGTAGCTGTAGCAGTTAAAGCCAATGTTACATGACCGCTGCCATCGAGATATACTGCATTAACACCATCATGGCGGAAATATTGAGAAGCCGCTACCGGATATTCTCTTCCGCTCACGTTAGGAGTAATACAGCCATATTTAATACTTGCCATTATTTTTTCTCCTTAGAAGATTTTAATTCTTCTTGTCGTTTCTTAAATAACTTATAACCGTCTTCACTCAAACCCATTTGTTTGGCTTGACCTTTTTCGGCTTCAGTTAGTTCGTTTGGTTTAGGAGGAGTTCCACCGCCGCCATCTGTTCCGATGGCTGGTTTTACAGAAAACTTCTCCGTTAATTTTTCAAGATCACTCAAAGGCAATAGATTAAAAGATTCAAGTCTGTCTGCTTCTGGTATTTTATCAATCAAAGATTTTCTCTTGGCTGATTGATAGCCGTCCCATTCGTTAGCTTTAGATTTAGCCTGATCGAGTTCCGACTTTATTGTTAAAAGTTCTTGTTCTTTTTTCTCAAGCAATTCTTTCAGCTTGCCGTCTTCTTTTAGCTTGTCGTCTTGTTCTTTTTGCTGTTTTGCCTTTAGTTCGTCAAGTTCTTTTTTAAGCTCTTGACGTGCTTTTCTTTCAGAAAGCAATTCCTTCAGCACACCTTTTTTCTCGATGTTAGCGTCATCGTTATTCTCAAGATTTTCCGAGTTCTTGTTCTCGTCATCAATAATTTGCTGGTTATTGTCCAGTTTGCTCATTTGGATTTTCCTTCTTATTTAGAAATTGATTTAATAATGATTGTCCTTCGGTTTTCGGTTTCATTGTTTCGTTGATTAATTTATTCTCATTTATAATTTCTTGAGCCGATGTTTTATCTTCGTCTGGATTTTCCTCAATGATAAAATCCACTGGTGAAGCCATGTTGTATTTAATTCTATTCTCTCTATCTCTCCAAATTTCATCCGGTGTTTTAGGAATTTCTATCTCAGCAAAGTCTATTAACATTTCTAAATCTTCACTAATTGTTTGAAGTTTATATTCTCTACCTTCAGTTGATTGCGCGAAATAATTATTCACTTCTCTGGTTATCTCAAATCTTTCTTTTTCAAATACTCTACACGCTTCCAAATCATCTTGTCTGATTTCAAGTTGTTCAAGTGAATCTATAATTTTTGAATATCCGCTTGTTGCTTGAGTATCTGCTAAGAAGGAATTAGGATTTAATCCCTTAGTTAAAGCAATAGTTTTTATATACCAATCAATCGTTTGTTTTACTGCTTCGATTTGCGGATTGAATGAAACATGAGTAAGACTTGGGGGCAACATATCCCCGCCCCTTGCGTTCTCTACTGTAATTGGATTCTTAACACCTATCTTAACTTCACGCACCCCAGTTTCGTCCCCGTCAACTGTTCCTTTCTTGGTAAGTCCGAGATTAACAGCTAACACTGTCCCAGCAGTTCCTAAAACCACATCATCATTCATTAACTTTGTAAGAAGAAAATTAATCTGCTCGTTTACATTTATAGCATCACCTTGACCTACGCCCCACATTCGTACGGGTTTACGTTCGCTTCGTTATTCTCAATAGATTCTATGTTCCCAAGTTCATCAAGTTTATAGTGAGCGTCTTCAGTCCAAACCACTGTTGTTATTTCTGGTCTTCCGTCCTTGTTGCATTCTCGATCATACATTAAGAGATTCATCTTTTCAATGTCGTCTTCTTCACATCTTATTGTCAATTGTTGATTAGGATGAACTCTATACTTAATTGTCCCATCTTTGAATAGCACTTGAGTGAACGAACTCCCGAATAACTTAGCAAATCTGTGAGCCGTTTTATCTTGTGTGTTTATATCAATAGGTAAAATCTTCTTTAAGTATTCGGTAGCTTTTTCGTCAACAATATATTTCCCATCATTCCCTAATTTTGCTAATTTTCTTGTTGCCGGTTGTTTGTAGATCACTGCAAGTTGATTGATCAACTTATTAGTAATATTTATATAATTAAGTTGGAATTGTGAAATTCTGTCTGCTGAATAAGTAATTGACAAAGCCGAGGTAAGATATTCTTTTACTTGAGCATCGTTGCCTTTATAATAATGATAAAACTTTTCGTGTATCTCTTTTCGAGCTTCATCTTGATTGTAAAGGAACTCTTTTGTCGTTAGCGTTATCATTTCAGTTGGTGTCATTTTTTTTCTCAATAAAAAAGCCGAATCACCCAGTAGGGTTATCCTGCCATTAAATGACAATTATCAAATCTTTCTTTAATCAAACAATATGTATGTTATTAGTCCAGCAAGAATAAAAGAAATTAATATTCCCATTGTTACAGCCATTAACGGACTGGGGTTTATTAAATTATTAATGAATCTTTTCATGTTGTCTCCTTGCTAACTTCACAGCATTTTCACAATATGATCCTATTGCCATGCCCATATTCTTTTCTAATGGCATTTCTTTTATAAACCTATCTGCTTCTTTTTCTGTATTAAATTCTTTTTGCTTTTCTGTTCGTTCAGTTCTCAGATGTAATACTGCACAACTTGACATATAATTATTTCTAACTCCATACTCATTTTCTTTCTGTGCATCTGGGCATGGTGCTGGCAAGAGCTCCACTAAAGTCCATTTTACTGTGTAGGTCGTATCTGATTGTGCGTATATGTTTAACAGAAAAAGCAGAAAAATAACTATTGATGTTCTTAAGTAAAATTTGTTATTAGCCATTAAATCATCTCAACAGCCTTAACAATTCTATCATAGCATTCAACTGGAGTCTTTTTACTGTCTTCTCCAAACCATTCTATAAAATGATTCCTCCCCGCAAGATTAGTTGTAGAATATTCCGCAATAATCTTTTTTATTTCTTTCTTTAACTTTTCTAATGCCTTCCCGTCTATCATATAAACTTCTCCTTGTCGTTAAATTCTATCCTAACTATTTTGTGATTCTCTAAACATATTTTCCAGTCTGCATATCCTTGTCTTGAAACATATCCCAACTCTAATCGGTCATAAAACACAAAATATTTTAATAATTACAACCATTAAAGATTAACTTGGATTTTTATGTCTTTCGCTAAAATTGTTTGTGCGTTCTTTTGGAATATATCAATTATTTCTTTCTTCAACTTCTCTTGGTTCTCCTCATTCAGTCCCACAACCTCACGCCCGTATCTTCGATTGCCTTCAATCTTCATAGAGTCTTCAGATTCATAGCCAACTACTCCGCCCTGTGAATTAACTGATTTAACTTTCAATCCTTTTTTTAAGTCACCGCTTAAAGTCATATCTACAAATGCTGTTTGTGTTGATTCAATTCCTTTAGCATAAAATGCTTTTAATTTAGAGGATGTGCCGATTTTCTGTCGCATCGTATTAGACATGCCATAACCAGTAGACGTTTTGTGATAGACTTGTTTTCTGCCTAAATATTCGATCCCAGTTGTGCTTTCTTTTTTTACTTTTGTTTTCGTTAATCGTTTCATACCTAAAGATTTATAGAGTTTATAAGAGCCTGGTTTATATTGCAATCCGCTTTTACCATCTTGCATCTTGCCTTCTTTGAAGTTCGCACGGATGTTCTGGACGCAATGCTGGAGCATCGTTTTCCATTCGCTCGGCTTTAGTGCTAATATGTTTGTTAGTCCTATCAATTCAATCCTATTGGTATAACTGTTTGTCTAACCGCCTTAATATGATTTTCTAAATCTTGTTTCATCAATGTTAATTTGTTTAGTGAAATATAAAATTGTAATAGTTCTTTTAATAATCTGTTCTCTGCTTCAAGTTGCTGTATGCGTTTAGACTTAAACATCATTTCTTGATTTCTCTTTTTAATATTTCTAATACTGTTTCATAGTTAGCGTCAATCTCATAAGCATCGTCATCAAAATAAACGGTAGTCCTATTTTCGTTTGAGGATTCATTCAGCCTCACCAAACAGTTGTCCGGTATAATAAACGTGGTCATATTAATAACTGGATCAACCTCAAGCTCAATCCCACTTTCTTTTGCCTTCTCTATTTCAGAGAAGTTCTTGGCATACACTATCGGCAGTTCTACAATTATCATATTATCTCTGGATAATGACGGCAATTAAAACCGCCTCTGAACGTAAATGAATATACTCCTTCAAACTTCGGACAATGCTGTTTTGCTATCTTAGTCCACACTCCTAAATCAATCTCTGCCTTTGTAGATCCTTCTTTAGATTGATTGAGTAACACCGCTTTACAACTGCATCGTGTTCTATTATCCAATATACCTTGTAATATAAATCTTGTGTCCGGTTCATCTTCAAATAGTTTTGCTATAGAAGTCGCTCTGAACGTATCCTTTGCCGTTGTTACTGCTGCAATAATCTGATTGGTTGCTAACCTACTCTCACTTAATCTCGCCGCGATGGTTTTATAATCTTCACCGCCGACATATCCTTTAATCAATTCAGATTTAAACTGTGTAGCATAATTCTTAGCGTGTCCTAAAATCATTTCGGCGTCTAAGTTTGCAACTATATCTAATTCTTTTAATGTATAAGCTTGAACTCCCGCCGGTTTCATCTTTTCAAGTTGTGATATAATCCCGCCGTATTCACTTAACATCTTCTTGAGAACTGAACTCAATCCTGCTTCTTGTAGCTCTTGGAAGAAATCCACTTGAATAGCTAAGGCGATCCTCTGAGAGTAGCTCAGTCCATCAAACGCCTTCAGACGTGCAATGAATGAAGCCTCAAGTCCCTCAAGTTCTTTCTGTAAAAAGTATGTTCCGGTCTCAGGCATTAACTCTCTCTCTGATATACTATTGGTTTACCTTTGAGGCTGTATTCATATTCAATATAATATCCTATTGCATCTGAAATGTGAGTAAGCTCTAAATTCGCTTTGTCTATTTCTCTTTTGCCTTCTTTATAAACTACTTGCTCAAAATCTTTGATTACCGTTTTGCATTTAGGATTAACAAATAATCTTCTTTCACCTTTTGCATTACATAGTCTTGAATTAACAGCATTCACCCTATCTATTACCGATGGATTCGGTTTTGTCCTTACTATCGAGTTTGGCAATATCTGACTGATAATATCATAATCTGTTGTTCTTGAGTTTGTGCTTCTAAACGTGCCAGAATAATCTCCGTATATTT